CAGGCCATGGAGGCGGCCAAGGCCATGCCGGCGCTGTCTAAGGGGCCGGAGCCGGGCTCGCCCATGGACCAACTGGGGCAGGCGCTGAACCAGGGGGCGGGGACTGTCTGAGAAGCAGGGGTCAGGGGCCAGGGATCAGGGGTCAGTAAATGAGCGAAAAGCCTAAAGTCTCGGATTTGGAACTGGCCTATCGGGGCATGCCCATGGCGGCCCGGGAGGATTTACTGAGGTTTTGCGGCGTGTGGTCGCCCAACCAGGCTCAGAATGAAATCGACTTGGCACGGAACGAGGGGCGACGCTTAGTGGGCCTCTACATGCTGCACATGCTGGGAGAAATTATCTTACCAAAGGAGAGTTTATGTCGGAAGAAGGCGTAGCCAGCCCCGGGAATGAGGCCGGGACTACTGGCGGTGAGGGGCAGACCTGGCAGGATCAGTTTTTGGCCGGGGAGGAATTTGCGGATCTGCGGGGCAATGAAAGTCTCAAGACCATCCCGGACGTTCCAACCCTGGCTAAGGCCATGGTTGATACAAAGGCCCTGGTGGGGCGCAAGGGGGTGATTCTACCCAAAGAGGATGCGCTGCCGGAGGAATGGGATCAGTTTTACGCGGCGCTGGGGCGGCCGGAAACGCCGGAGGCCTACGACATCAAACCCGAAGGCCTGCCGGACGACTTTCCGTACCTGCCGGAGTTGGAAACCGCCTACCGCAAATTGGCCCACGAGGCGGGGCTTACTCCGGCGGCAGCCAAGAAGATTTATGACGGCTACAACAAGTTCATGCTGGAGGAGTATCAAAAGGGCCAACAAGTCCTGAAAACGCAGGTGGAGGAGATTGAGGCCGGGCTGCAGAAGGAATGGGGCGGCAAGTACGGCGAGAACCTGGGGTTGGCCCGGAAGGCGATGGGCCGGGTGGCCCCGCCGGGGTCCCCGGAGTTGGCGGCCCTGGATAAGGCCATCGGCGAGTCCCCCGTCCTGGTGAAGTTTTTCTATAACCTGGGCAAGTCTATGAGCGAAGGGGATTTTGTCACCGGGGGCGGGACCCAGAGCACCGGCCTGGAAACCCGGCGCCAGGAGTTGATGCGCAATCCGGCCTATCTGGACGGTAAACACCCGGAGCACAAGACCATCGTGGAAGAAGTGACCAGAATTTATCAAGAGCTTAACCCTCAGAAGCAGGAGGAGTAAACGGGATTACCCCGGCAGGGGCCCCGATAGCAGGACGGCGGGCGGTGAAGCCCGCCCTGCCACAACTCGGATTACCTCGCAAGAGGCCCGGAACGCTTTTGGCCGCATGAGCGGCCGGCAGTGAACCGGCCCCGCCAGATGGGCGGATTAGCCGAAAACGATCTTACATTTTCGGAGGTTCGCCCATCATGGCTGATCAAATCACCACCGCTTTTGTCAGGCAGTTTACCGACGGGATGAAGCTGGTGGCCCAGCAGATGATTTCTGATCTGAAGGCCAAGGTTACCGTCGAGCCCATTACGGGCACCGTGGCTTACGTGGATTACGTCGGCGTGGCGCCGACCCCCGTGGCCCAAACTTCACTGGTCCAACAGACCAATCTCCAGGAAATTCCGCACTCCCGGCGGGCCATCATGGGCCTGCCGTATCCCTTGGCAGTGCCCATCTCCGCCCAAGCCCTGAGCCGGCTGAAACAGGACCCGACGGGAACCTACGTGCAGACCATGCGGGCCTCGTTTGAGCGGCTGTGCGACCGGATGCTCATGGCCGCCGCCATCGGCACGGCCATTTCGGTGTCCACCGAGGAACTGACCCCGACCAATCTCATCTTGCCCGTGGCTACCCAGAAAGTGGTGGAAACCGGCACCCTGGGGATGACCAAGGCAAAGATCATCGCGGCCCTGACCCGGTTTAACCTGAACCACAAGGACAAGAGCGAAAAGTTTCTGGCCCTGTCGCCCCAGGCCATCGAGGACCTGATGATGGACCTGGATGTGAACGATATCCAGCAACAGGCCCTGGACCTCATCCGCACCGGCAACATGGTATCGAAACCCCTCTGGGGCTTCAATGTTTCCATGTGTACCGAACTGCCCAAGTCGGTGGCGGAAGGCAGCCCGGGCATTCGCTCCAACGTGGCCTGGGTCAAGGAAGGCCTCTGCCTGGGGATCAATGAAGACATCAGGGTGGATATCGGCCCCCGGCGGGACCTGAACAACCTCATGCAGATCCTGATGACCGTGGATGAGGGCGCCACTCGGATGCAGGAAACCGACGTATTCGAGATCCAGGCGTACGAGGCCTATTAAGCAGAGGGCAGGCGGGGACGCCTGCCCCACTTGCAAGAGGAGGATAGCAAATGTCGCTGGTAAACAGCATTGGCGCCGCCCTGGTGGCGGCTGGAAAGTTCGTGGGCCGGTTCGCCTGGGGTTCGAAATTGGGATGTTACCTGGACGAATATGAAGCGGCCGCGTTGGCTTCGGGTTCCACCATTACCATGTTCACCCCGAAAAAGGGGGAGAAGTTCGCCGGGACGGGGCAACTGGCCTGGGATGACCTGAGCGATACGGACACGGTTACTCTGGCGGTGGGCATTGCCGGGGCGGTGGATAAGTTCCTGGCGGCCACGGCGGCCCATACCGCGGCGGATAAGGCTGACCTGGACGCCGGGGCCGCAGCCATTGCCGCCCTGGGCTATGAGTTCGACGGCCTGACCCCCGTGATCATCACCACCGCGGGCAACTCGGCGGCTACGGGCACCATCAAGCTCAAGATGGACATGATTCTGTGCAATTAACCACGGCCGGGGCGGGTAAGGCCCGCCCCGCCAGATAAGGAGTAAGAAAGATGGCAGATCTGGCGGCCAGTAACGTAACGGTAACTTTGTTAAAAAGGGGCAGGATTCCCGGTTTTGCCAACGTGGGGCGGGTGACCATCGCCTTCGGCAACGGCGCCTTGACCGTGCCGGCGGCGGGGATTCCCCTGCCCACGGTGATGGCGAAGTACGGGGTCAGAAGCCGGATTCATTTCATGCAATTACAGGGTCCTCCTGACTCGGGCCTGGTATGGGAATTTGACCAGGCCAACCATAAGCTGCTGGTGCGGCAGTCGGCGGCCCTGGCGACCCATACCCATGACCTGAAGGTCATCGGCGGGGCGGCGGGCGGCATCGATGAAGCCCTGGGAGTGGAAGGCGGCGACACCCTGGCCAAGGACGCGGCCACCGACCGCACTATTGCGGGGGCTGCTGCGGCCACCAAGGGCGGGGTAATGGCCGGCGGGTCGGCGGCGGCGGCGGCTCTGGCGGCGTACACCGGGGCGATTGCCGCCACGGTGCTGACCGCCATAGTCTATGGCGATTAACCTTTAGGGGGGCCGGGAAACCGGCCCCGGTTCTTCGGGGATAGCTATGGCGTCAAAGATCGAGATTTACAACCTGGCCTTACTGCGGCTCGGGTCCTCGACATTATTGAGCCCGGACGATAATTCCAAGCGGGCCATTGCCCTGACCAGTTCTTTCGACCTGGTGCGGGATAACGTACTCCGGGATCACCCCTGGAATTTCGCCACCCGGCGGGTCAGTTTGGCCCGGATCAGCGAGGCGCCGCTGTTCGGCTACGCCTACGCCTACCAACTGCCTGAGAACAGCCTGCGGGTGTTGGGCCTGTTGAGCGTCACCAGCGGCATCATCGACCCGACCCTGGCCTATGCCGTAGAAGGGCGGCAACTCTTAACCGACCAGGCCAGCGCCAGCATCAAGTATATCGAGCGCATCGAAAACCCGCAGTTGTTCGACGCCCGGTTTTGCAGCGCCTTAGCCTCCCGCCTGGCGGCGGAGGTGGCTATTCATCTGACGACCTCCCCGGGGATCAAGAAACAGATGATGGACGAATACCACTATGAATTATCGGTGGCCCGGAGCATCGACGCCCAGGAGAACCCGCCGGAAGTTTACGAAACCAACGACTGGATGGACGCGAGGATCATCTGATGGCCAGGGCTACCCCCATATTAACCAATGAAACCGCCGGGGAGATGTCGCCCCTCCTGGCGGGCCGGGTCGATCTGGCCAAGTACCACAACACCGGCGAGATCGTCAGGAACATGATTATCCGCACCCAGGGACCCTTGAGCCTGCGGCCCGGTTCGGAATTTATCGCCCCGGTCAAGACCCACAGCAAGCGCGTGCGCCTGATAGATTTTCAGTTCAGCGCCACCCAGGCGTATAGCCTGGAATTTGGGGACCAGTATATCCGCTTTTACATGAACAAGGGCCAGATATTGGACGGGGCCGCCCCGTATGAGATCGTAAGCCCCTATCTGGAAGCGGAGTTGCGGGAGATCAGGTTTATCCAGTCGGCGGACGTGATGTACCTCTGCCACCCCAATCATGCGCCCCGGCAGTTGAGCCGCACCGGACATACGGCCTGGATTCTCACCGAACTGGTCCTCCAGGACGGCCCCTATCTGGAGCAGAACACCGGAGCCACCACGCTCACCCCCTCGGCGGCCACCGGCGACATCACCCTGACGGCGACGGACTCCTACGGCCCCGAGATGGTCACCAACGGGGATTTTGCCGCCGCGGTCTCATGGATTTTCGGGGCGGGCTGGACCCATGATGCGGTGAACCTGGAGGCCGACCATGCCCCCGGCAGCACGGCGGCCCTGGAACAGGCCATCGGCCCCGGGGCGGGCAAGAGCTACCGCCTGACCTATAAGATCAAGAATCACGCCGCCGGGAGCGTCACGCCGCAGATCGGCGGAGTGAACGGGGTCACCCGGTCGGCGGACGGCACTTACACCGAAACCATTGTAGCCACCACCGCCGGCAACCTCAAATTTATCCCGAACGCCGCCTTTGACGGCAGCATTGATGACGTGTCGGTGAATGAGATCCTCAACCCGGCCCTGTTGTTTCAGGCGGGGCATGTGGGGGCTTACTTCCGCCTGGCCGGGGGCTATGTGCAGATCACCGGCGTCACCGGCCCCTATCCGTCTTTGACGGCCAGCGCCACGGTGAAGGCCGGCAGCGTTTCGGCCACCGCGGTCTGGCGGGAGGGGGCCTTTTCGGCTTACCGCGGCTTCCCGGCGGCGTTGTGTTTCTATGAGCAACGGCTATACTTTGCCGGCACACCCCATAAACCCCAGACTATTTGGGGCAGCAAGACCGCGGATTATCCCAATTTCGCCCCCCAGGACACCATCACCGACGACGGCCCGGTCACCTATACGATTCCCAGCCATTCCGGGCAGATCAACATCATCAAATGGCTGGCTTCGGGCCGGACCATGCTGGTGGGCACCGTCAACGAGGAGATTTCCCTGTTCGGCGGCAATGACACCGGCCTGACCCCCAGCAATCCGCCGGTCATGCGCGGCAACACTTTTAAGGGCAGCGCCACCGTACCCCAATTATGGGTGGGCAATGCGGTGCTGTTTGTGGAGCGCCACGGCCGCAAGGTCCGGGAACTGGCCTACAGCTTCGCCGATGACGCCTACACGGCCCCTGACCTGGCCATTTGGAGCGAACATATCACCGAGAGCGGCATCGTGGAGGTGGCCTACCAGCGCCAGCCGGATCAGACCTTATGGGCGGTCCGGGCGGACGGCGTTCTACTCAGCATGGTTTACGAGCGCTCCCAGGAAGTGGTGGGCTGGTCACGGCATGACACCGACGGCCTGGTGGAGTCGGTCGCCTGCATCCCCGGAGTAAATCAGACCGAGGTGTGGCTGGCGGTGAAGCGGACCATCAACGGCCAGATCAAACGCTATATCGAGTGTTTCCGGGACGTGGATTTTGGGGCCGATCAAAAGGACGCCTTTTTCGTGGATTGCGGGCTGACTTATGAGGGCGCCCCCGCGACGGTGATTTCCGGGCTGGACCACCTGGAGGCCAAGGAGGTGGCGATCCTGGCCGACGGGGCGGTGCACGTCCGCCGGACGGTGGCCAGCGGCCAAATCACGCTGCTTCAAGCCGCGTCCAAGGTCCAGGTGGGATTGCCCTACCGGGGCCAATTCCTGTCGCCCAGGATCGAGGCGGGGGCCACGGACGGCACCGCCCAGGGCAAGATCAAGCGGATTGACAAGCTCACCCTCCGGCTTTACCGCTCCGGGGGCGGGCAGGCCGGCCCCGACCTGGACAATCTGGAACCGTTGATTTACCGGCAGATAAGCGATCCCATGGATACCGCCGTACCCCTGTTCACCGGGGACCAGGAGATAGATTTCCGGGGCGATTATGAACGGGAAGGGCGGGTGATGATTATCCAGGACGACCCGCTGCCCCTGACCATTTGCGCCCTGATTCCCCGGGTGAGCACCTTTGAGGGCTGAATGGAAAAGCTCAGGATAGTCCCCTTTGAACCGGCCCACTTGCAGGCCATAGAGGCCCGGGAGTTTGAGGCCCGGGAGATGCTCTTCTTGCCGGATATGGCGGAGCGGGTCCGGGATTATATGGCCCAAGGCATGGCTTATACCGGGTTTCTGGGGGACAAGATTTTGATGTGCGCCGGGATCGTGGTGCTGTGGCGGGGAGTGGGGGAGGTATGGTCGGTCACTACCCCCCTGGTGACCAAGTATCCGCTCACCTTCCACCGCACCATGTCCCGGGTTTTGGGGCTGCTGGAGCGCAGCATGGGGTTGTGGCGCATCCAGGTGGCGATCCACGCCAATCATTATGTGAGCCAGAGATGGATCGAGCGGCTGGGATTTGAGTTTGAGAGTTTCAAGCCCGGTTACGGGCCGGACGGCTCTAGGTATGTGGGGTTCGCCCGATTGCGGCCGGAGCTGCTGCCGGCGTCGGCAGTGACAGAGGAGGGAAAAGCCTTATGCTAACTGCGGCCACAGCGGCCACGATTGGGGCAGTTGCAGCCATCGGCGGGCTGGGTGTGTCCATGGTGGGTTCCGTCATGCAGGCGCGTCAGCAGCGGCAGGCCTATGAGGCCCAGGCCGAGGGACAGCGGCGGGCCTATCTGGAGCAGGCCGAGGCGGCGAAGCGCAACCGGCAAGTGGCGGAGGACAACGCCCTGGCCACCGAGCGGGCCGGGGCCTGGGAGGTGGAAAAGGCCCGGCTCAAGGCCATCCGCCTGGCGGGGTCCCAGAAGGTCGGCTATGCCAAGGCCGGGGTGCTGATGGAAGGTTCGCCCCTGGACGTCATGGCCGAAACCGCAGCAAATGAGGAACTGGACATCCTGGCGACCCAATTCAACTATGACGTGCAGGCGGCCCGCTACCGCTCCCAAGGGGATTTTTACGGGTTTGAGGCCGGGCGGCAAGAGCGCCTGGCCGCCAGCCAGGCCACGACGCCCAATTTTATGACCCAGGGATTGATGAAGGCGGGGACCTCGTTGTTGACT